TGACGTCATAATCGCAGGCTAGACACCTATCCCATTAGGGATAGGCCAGACCCTCACTGGTTTCCCACGTGAGTAACCCTGGCAGTTTAGAAAGACTTACTTAGGTCTTTGGGCAACTAGCCGAGCCCCTTCAACCAAGGTGCGACGTACCGGGTTCTAACGAGCCCGGACGTTTCCAAGCCATAAAGGCCTGGTTTCTTGGCTGAGGGGTCTGGAAGAAAGCCCCCACTTTTGGAGAAGAAAAGCGAAGTTTTCCTCTCCAAGTCCCGGATGGTAGCTGCGTATCCAGCCACTTTGGCATGGATCACAGTATGTCCTACCTTCTCGTCGAAGCGCCTAGCAGCTCGCCTCACTGAGGGAGCGTGGTGTGCTAGAACTTCGGGTGGAGTCCTAAAATAGAACTCCACGGACCTGAGACGACCAACCGCCCTCCTGTAACCCTCTTCTAGGCTTACACGGAGAGAGGCGGTGTCGTCCAATGCACAATCGCTGAGGAGTTCTAGACCCTCACGTGACCATTGGTCTCGTGCTTCTAGAACTTCCTCTAGCCAGCCCCGGGCAGCTTTGTCAAGCATAGTGCTTTGCGAAGCTCCGAGGGGACCGATGCCTAAGCCTACAATTAAGTCAGCTAATTTAGACTGACTTAAAAAGGCAAGCCATTGTGCATGAGCCGTTAGCGACACCTTGGGATAGATAGGAAGACCTATCCCACCGTACGCTATCGGCGCTGCCACCGGGAGACCGAACCTCCTGGCAAGTGCCCACGTATAATAATACGGGGACAACTTCCAGAAGAACTTCGGTATCCTTTTAGTTGGTCTAGAGGGGTCTCCGCCAAATGATTGCACTTGTGTGAACCATGTGACGTGACCCTTAGACCCTCCCGGTGGTGCGACGAGTACTGACAAGGGCCAAAATTCCATCGGATACCCATGAATCATGGGTGTTTCCGCTAAAAGTCCAAAGGACTTATGGAAGAAGCTCTTGGGGACCGAAACGATAGCACCTAACTCCCGTATATTACGGAAGTAGGATTGCTCCCTATGTTTTGGCCACCTAGGGAAGAGGGCGTCATCGCCCACTCCCTTTAGTACTACGTCGGTTTTACGTAGACCCCGGTGTCGCCTCTTACTCTCCTTTGGAGAGTAAGGGTGTTCGACCAATGTACGCTCCCCCGCACAAAGGGAGACGAGCATCAGAGGGGGGAAAGATGTGGGATCACCCATCATCTGCCCCACCGTGGTCAACGTAAAATCGCGCTTATGGAGGTAACCAAGCCAATCATTAAATATATTAATGATATTTGGCGCATGGCCATACTCCATATCCAAATCTTGGCGACGCACAAAGCGATCGTCCAAGAGAGGAGCTCGAGGGTACTGATGGAACAGTCTCTCCGGAGCGTAGTGTGAGTTTGGCATAAGCCCCCCTCCTGGGGACTGCTCGCTCATAATACGCTTGGGCCCAAATAGGAGGTGATAGTACTTCCTATAGGGTTCAAGTTGGGGATATACATCCGCCAACTCCTCATAGACTGTCCTAGTGAGCCACTCGGGATGTAGATCAGTGGCAGCTGTGCAGTCCTGGGAAGACCAGGACCCCAGCTCACCTCTCAGATCTATTCCCGGTGGCCCACCCAGGGCCTCAGAGAAGCGCGGGTCATTGATCATAACATGGTCAATGACCCTTCGAAGGACCTGTTGCACGAGATTAACTGCAGTAAGACTGCAAGTTGGAAATCGTGTCTTCAGACCCCTCTCTTCTGCAGAAATAGGGAGAATGGGTACATGTTCAAGATTATCTAGAACATAAAATACCCCTTTCCTCAGATATTTCTGCAGATAGTGCCCGGTACCAGGGAGGCTCTTATCGAGCTCATCCCACGACTGCCTAAAGAGAAGAGAGAAGTCTTCCCCTGGCCGCAATTGCGACGAGGGATGAAGAGAATCACTCAACAACTCTAGGTAACCCCCTGTGGAGTCATCCGCC